CAGGAAATGTGGATGGAGGCCCGCCAACAGGCCGAGTCTCTGCGCAACCTCAAGAAGAGCGCCACCCAGCCACGGCAGGAGTCCAGCATCCCTGACCCCCGCCTGCAGCGCAACGCCAGCGATTGGATGGAGCGCAACTCGTGGTTCAACCCTGACGGCAAGGATCTGGACAGCCGGATCGCCAAGCAGGTTGACGAGACCCTGACCCAAGAGGGCTGGGACCCCAACTCACCCGAGTATTGGACCGAGCTTGACAATCGCTTGCAAAGGTACGTATCACACCGATACAATGCAAGCACCGATGAGAATCCAAATCAACGGAGTAAACCAAGGGGTATCGTGACTGGCTCTGGACGTGAATCAGCCTCAAGGGCAGGTGGTAAAAACACCTTCACTTTGTCTCCCGAACAAGTTCGGGCGATGAAGGATGCGGGTTTCTGGGACGACTCAGATAAACGCAACAAGATGATCAAGCGTTACGCAGCCGAAGCTCGTCAATCACAAGGTTACAGGAGTTAAAAATGGATTCTCGTCTCAAAAAATCTCTTCAGGCCGGTGGCCGCAATGATCGCGCAAGCGAGGACGCAAGCCGTCGACCCCCTGAGGAAAAGTTCATGAGTGCGCAGGAACGTCGAAAGATGTGGAGCGACGAGTGGACGCAATCGGCTCTGCCCAAGACACCCCAAATCCCGGGATGGCACTTGTGCTGGCTTTCTACAACCAACGCTTACGACACCATCGACAAGAGAATGCGACTTGGCTATGTACCTGTGACGGCAGATGAGATACCCGGGTTCGACAGTTTTCGAGTCAAGGCTGGTGAGCATGTTGGGCACATTTCGTGCAACGAGATGCTGTTATTCAAACTGCCCATGGATGTCTACCAAGACGTTATGGCGCAGATGCACTATGAAGCCCCCCGCGACGAAGTGGAGCGTATCCTCTCCCAAGCGGAAAGCGCAGGTGCAAAAGACAGCTCTGGTCGCAAGTTGGTGCAGATGGAAGCGGGTATGGACAGATTCGATCAACAGCAACCCAACCGTGCCCCCGTTTTCGAGGGCTAATTTTAAGGAGCTAGACTATGTCTGCAACAAACGCTCCGTTCGGCTTGCGCCCTGCGTTCCACCCCTCCGGTCTGGATCGCGCCACGGCGCTGGCTGACGGTATCACCTCGGGCTACGGCTCGGCAATCCTCAAAGGCCAACCAGTCAAGTATGTGACTGGCGGCGTCATTCAACCCGCTGCTGCAGATGAGGCCTTCGTTGGCGCATTCGCTGGCGTCGAGTTCACTGACACCACTGGTCGTCATCGCGTGTCCAACAACTGGCCTGCCTCTACGGCTTACCAGACTGGCTCATGCACTGCCTACTTCTACGCCGATCCAAACATCGTGTACGAAATTCAGGCTGACGGCTCTTTGGCCCAGACCTCGATTGGCGACGAAGCCAACTTGAGCAACACCACCGCTGGTTCCGTGACCACGGGTCTGTCGCAATGCACTCTGTCGACCACACTGGTTGGCGCAGGCAACAGCGCTCAGATGCGTATCGTGAACCTCGCTCCGTACCCCGGTAATGACTGGGGTGATTCTTTCACTATTGTCCGTGCAACCATCGCCGAATTCCAATTCGCTGGTGCTGCCGGAACAGCAATCTAAGGAGGGAGTGAACCATGGCCGCTCCAATGCGCAGTACCGACTTTCGTAGCATTGTCGAACCCATTCTGAACGAGTGCTTCGACGGTGTCTACGATCAACGAGCCGACGAATGGTCACGGGTTTTCCGTGAGCAAGAAGGCATCCCACGCAACTACCATGAAGAACCCGTCTTGTACGGTTTCGGTGCTGCTCCACAGATGGCCGATGGCACACCTGTGACGTACCAACAAGGTGGTGTGTTGTTCCTGAAGCGTTACGTCTATGACGTGTATGGCTTGGCCTTCGCTTTGACCAAAGTTTTGGTTGAAGACGGCGACCACATCCGTATCGGTCAGGTGTACGCTCGTCACCTCGCTCAGTCCCTGATCGAGACCAAAGAGACTCTGTCTGCCAACGTCCTGAACAACGCCTTCACCGGCGGTCAGTACGCTGGTGGTGACGGTGTTGCTTTGAACAGCGCCTCCCACCCCATCGTGAACGGTACTTTCAGCAACTTGCTGGCGACCGCCGCTAACCTGTCCCAGACTTCTCTGGAGCAGATGTTGATCCAGATCCGTCAGGCTGTGGACAACAACGGCAAGCGTATCCGTTTGGTGCCCCGCCAATTGGTGGTCGCCCCCGGCAACGTGTTCCAAGCTGAAGTTCTGCTGAAGAGCGTTCTGCGTGCTGGTAACGCAAACAACGACATCAACCCCGTCAAGTCCATCGGCTTGCTGGACGAAGGTGCCGCTGTTATCTCGCGTTTGACCAACCCGTCGGCATTCTGGGTGCAGACCGATGCTCCAGAAGGCATGAAGTTGATGATGCGTCGCAAGCTGGAGAAAACGATGGAGGGAGACTTTGAGACTGATTCAATGCGTTATAAAGCCACTGAGCGTTATGACGTAGGTTTCACAGATCCCCGTGCCATGTACGGTACGCCCGGTGTCTAACGTCTAAAACGGCAACAAAGGCAAACCATGGCACGAGACGCAGAAAACGCAAAACGCCTAAAGCGTGAGTGGTATCTGAAGAATCGTGAGCTGACCAAGGCTCGTGCGAAAGCATGGGCCGAGGTTAACCCTGAACGTAGGCAAGAAATTCACGACAAAAATCGAGAGATTTATCGTGAACAACACAACACCTACAACAGGGCATGGTTTGCCGCAAACAGCGAGAAGCGTGCCGCTTATGAGGCCAAGCGCAGAGCAACAATCCTTCAGAGGACTCCAAGGTGGCTCACCGAGGATGACTTCTGGTTGATCGAGCAAGCGTATGACCTTGCGAAGTTGAGAACATCCGTTTTTGGCTTTGAGTGGCATGTGGACCATGTGGTGCCCCTGCAAGGGAAGAGAGTTTCAGGGCTTCATGTCCCGTTAAATCTTTCTGTAATCCCGGGCGCTGAAAATTGCCGTAAAAACGCTAAATTCCTAACTTAAGGAGAAAAGACAATGGCACAAACCTATTTTGGTTCTACCCTGCGTGCAGGATCTGGCACATTGACTGACACTGTGGATGGCGGCTTTGTCGTCATGACACAGACCACCACTGTTACCACCGCTGCTGCAGGCACCGCTACAAGCGCAACTCTGACACTCCCCGCATCCTCGCAGATCATCGACCTCATTGCCGATATGACTGTGAACGAGGTGGTTGGTGGCGGAACCGCTACAACGATCCCCATGACAATCGGCACAGCCGCCGCAGGTACACAATACCTGTCAGCGACTGATGTGTTTGCTGGCGGTCGCATCGCCTTGACCTTCACCGCCGCGCAATTGACCGCTATGAGCGACATCGGTAGCAATACCTCTGTTGTCGTTACGCTTGATCCCAACGGCACGATCAGCACGACCCAAGGCGTTATTCGCCTGACGGTTGTGTATGCTCAGAAAGTCTGAAGGAGCACATCATGGGTCAATTCAAACCAATGGTGAAGATGGAGACCACTGAGCCTTCAGTTGAACTCAAGCTGAAAAAAGGTGGCTGCGTCACTTCTGCCAAGAAGATGATGAACGGCGGCGTCATGGGCGCACTGTCACAAGCTCCGGCCCCCGGCGCTCGTGGCGGCATGGCCCCTGCGGCTCGTCCCGGCAAGCCATCAATGATGCAGCGTCGCAAAGCCATGATGGGTCGCCCCATGATGGCCGAAGGCGGTGAGTCTAAAGCTGTCCACAAGGCTGAGATGTCGAAGATGAAGGGTCTTGAAAAAGAGCTGAAGTCTCACGAGTCCAAGCCTGCCAGCAAGGGCCACGCAGGCCTGAAAACTGGCGGTGTAGCCAAGTCCCCAAAGCCCGGTAACTATGCCACTGGTGGCGTGGTGAACGGCCAAGGCGGCTTCAAAGCAGGTGGCATCATCAAGTCCGAAAAGGGCAAGACGATGATGCACACAGCCAAGGTTGACCACAACTCCGCGCCCACGGGCGAGGTGAAGCTGGGCAACGCTGGCGGCTACAAAAAAGGCGGTGCCACAAAAAAGGCCTACGCCACGGGGGGAGCTGTTAACAACAGCGGCCACGCCGTGGCGATGCCTAAGAAGCCAGCCTCCAAGCCTGTCTCCAATGATCGCCAGTCAGGCACCTTCAAAAAAGGTGGCGAGGTAGATCTATCCAAGGGTGCCTATGACAAGAGCATTGGCCCTTCGGAGGAGGACATGGATATGGCAAAAGCGATTCGTGACATCCCGGGCAAGTTGTACCGTGGTGCCAAGAGTCTGATGGGCATGGACAAAAAGCCCAAGGCTGGCGCTGTGACCGAGACTGAAAAGTCTATTACGGTCGAGCCTGCCAAAAAGCGTGGCGGATCAGTCAAGTGCTGAACCTAAGTGGGGGCTTCGGCCCCCGCTTTTAATTGGAGAATCGCATGAGAGTGCAAACAGTTTCAAAGACGGGCGTTGGCTCCAGCTCCGCTTTGGTGATGAATACAAACATCAGCCCATTTAACGTGGGTTTTGGTGTCACAGTGACTGGCACGGTGACATATACCGTGCAGCACACATTTGATGACCCAGTTGTTGGTTTTACAACATGGTTCTCTCATCCCACGATTGCGGCTAAGACCGACAATCAGGACGGCAACTACGCTTTCCCGGTGACCGGCATCAAAGTTTTGGTTACCGCAGGCACCGGCACAGCTTCAATGAACCTGCTCCAAGCAGGCATCTGACATGCCGTTCGTCGGGTATACCGGAGTTGCAAACCAAGCGAACACCAGCGATGGCTTCGCTCTGGATGTGAATGCAGCCAATGTTATCGGTGCAACCCCCGGCGATGACGTTGGAGATGATGGCGTCGTGGACCGTTACGGTGCAGCCGCCGGACAAACTTTCTACATTGCTGATGAGGCCAGCCCCGGCTATGTCTTGCAAGAAGACAACAGCAAAATCATTCTGGAGTCCTCATAATGGCTGACCAAAAAATCTCGGCAATGCCCACGGCAACGGTTCCGCTGACAGGCGCAGAACTCATGCCTTTGGTGCAGGGCGGTGCAAACGTCAAGTCAACCGTCTCGGCTTATGGTGACTATGCCCGCACAAAGTACTTCAACCACGGCGCATGGCAAGACACCACAACTCAGACTGGCAGCATCACCGCTGGCACGCCCTTCACGTACAACACTGCTGACGTCACCGATGGCGTCACTTTGGTGTCTGGATCAAGGCTGACAGTTCCAATTGCTGGCGTTTACAACATTCAGTGGAGCGGTCAGTTCCAAAACGTCGAGAACACCATTGAGAACGTGATTGTCTGGCTTCGGATTGATGGCGTTGATGTGCCCGGGTCTGCCGGACAAATCTCTATTGATGCTCGAAAAAGCGCCACAATTTTTGCCAAAACAATTATTGGTTGGAATTACTTTTTGACGCTGACGGCTGGTCAATATGTGCAGATCGTTTGGCTTCCAAGTGTTGCCAGCATCACGCTGCCAGCTCTTCCTGCGACCCTCGTAGCACCCATCCACCCATCTACCGCCTCGGTCATCGTCACTGTCAACCAAGTGGGGTAAGCATGCCAGCCAAGTCCCAAGCTCAGTTCCGTTTGATGAAGGCGGCGGAGAGCAACCCCAAGTTCGCCAAGAAGGTCGGGATTCGGCCTGACGTCGCTGCGGAGTACACCCAGTCCAACAAGGGCAAGAAGTCCTACGCCAAGCTGCCCGAGCAGATGGCCGGTGGTGGCGGCTTGTATGCCAACATCCACGCCAAGCGTGAGCGGATTGCCGAGGGATCTGGCGAGAAGATGCGCAGGCCCGGTGCTGCTGGCGCTCCGTCGGCCAAGGCCTTCAAAGAGTCCGCCAAGACCGCCAAGATGGCGAAGGGTGGCCCCAGTCTGGCAATCGGTCGAGGCGAGAAGCTGCCAGCCGACAAGGGGGCTGGTTTAACCGCCAAAGGCCGCGCCAAGTACAACCGTGAGACCGGCTCCAATTTGAAGGCTCCACAGCCCCAAGGAGGCCCTCGCCGGGATGCTTTTTGCGCGAGAATGGGGCCTGTGGCAGAAAAGAGTGAAAAGGGCAGTCGGTCGCGTGCTTCAATGCAGCGCTGGAACTGCCCCGGCTGGTAAAGGATCATCATGGCTTATTCGGACGCTTACGGGCAGGTTTACTCGGTTCAGACACTCATCGACCACGGTGCCCGCCGTTGCGGGAAGTTGGCCGAGGAGCTGACTTCTGAGCAGCTCTTGAGCGCTCGGGAGTCCTTGGGCTTCGTGATGAGCAACCTGATCAACATCGGCATCCAGTACTGGGCCATCCAGAAAGAGGTTGTTGGCCTGACCCCCGAGAAGTACATCTACACCCTGCCTAATGGGTCAAATGATGTGCTGAACGCCCTGTACAGGACCATGACCCGCCCCACCGGCAGCTACACAACCAGCGCCGGGGGCAATGTTGCCTTGGTTGGAGACAATGACATCAACACCTACTGCCAGCAGGCCTCTGCCAATGGCAACATTTCGATCAATTTTGGCACTGACAACCCGATTTATGCTGGCTCGATTGGCCTTATGCCTTTTGTTGCTGGTGGCGGCAGTGCAACTTGGACCCTGACGCTCGAATATTCGACCGACAACGTCACTTGGAACACCTTGACAAGCCTCGGATCGGTGGTGGTGACCGACAAGCAGTGGATCTGGACCGACATTGATCCCGGTCAGAGCGTCCAATACTACCGAGTGCGTGTTTCTGGTGGTGCAACGCTGGCTTTGCGTGAGTTTTACGTCGGCAACAACTCCCGCGAGATCACAATGTCTCGCCTGAACCGCGACGACTACACAAATTTGCCGAATCGAAACTTTACAGCCAATCAGCCTTATCAGTACTGGTTCAACCGCACCGTCCCAAATCCTGAAATTTACCTTTGGCCGGTTCCTTCAAACCCTTTTGTGCAGATGACTATTTGGTACAGCAAACAAGTCATGAATGTTGGCGAACTGACCAATGAATTGCAAATTCCACAGAGGTGGTATCTTGCGGTTGTGTCCATGCTTGCTCATCAAATGAGTATTGAGCTTCCTCAGGTTGATTTGGCAAGGGTTCAATATCTTGAGGCGCAAGCTGAAAAATACTTAGCTATTGCTGAGGCCGAAGAACGCGACCGCTCGCCTATATACTTTAGTCCTAATATTGGGGTCTACACACGATGAACTACTTTCTGGCATATCAGCGCCTGATTGCGAAAGCAAAGGCCAGAGTGTGCCCGGAGGGCTATGTTGAGCGCCATCACATTCTTCCTAAGGCTTTGGGCGGCACTGATGACAGTTCAAACCTTGTGGCGCTCACGGCCAGAGAGCACTTTTTGGCCCATGTGCTGCTTGCAAAGATTCATGGTGGCGATATGTGGCTTCCCGTGGTCCGGATGAAGACTTTCAAGGATGGAAGCAAGGCCAACTCTCGACTGTACGAGATGGCTAGAGTCGCCAATGCGCTTGAGGTCGGCAAGCGGCTCAAGGGCTCCAAGCTAAGTGACGAGCACAAGATGAAGATTGGTCAAAGTGGCAGGGGTCAGAAACGGTCAGAAGAGACCCGTCGCAGGATTTCCGAGGCCTTGAAAAACAAACCCAAGTCTGAGCAGCATAGAAAGTCTTTAGCCGAAGCAATATTGGGCTCTAAGCGGTTGGAGTCCAGCCCACTGGCTGGTAGAAAACAAAGTGCCGATCACGTTGCAAAGCGCGTTGAGGCCATACTTGCCAAATCGAGGGGGTGACCTATGGGCATGTTCCTTGACACCATCGGAAACGCCTCGCTGGCAATTTTCATCTGCGACCGTTGCAGGTTCAAAAGACCGATGGACGAGCAGATGCCCGATCCAAATTTCCCCGGGCTGCGCGTGTGCCAACAGGGCTGCGCTGACCAAAAAGACCCCTACCGCCTGCCAGCACGCAAGACTGAGCGTATCAACCTCAGATTTCCTCGCCCTGATGTGTCGGTGGCTGTAGACCCGAACAACCTTGTGACGGACAATCAAGGCAACTTCACGATCTCGACCGAGGGGAATACCCAGACGCCCGAGAACAATGGCAACCTTGACGGAATATCGGTGACACCATAATGGCAAATCAAACCATCACTCAACTGCCAGACGCAGGCCCCATAACCGGCACGGAGCTTGTCCCCATCGTTCAAAACGGCGGGACGTACAAGACCACGACTGCGGCCATCTCGGCAAGCCCATCTCAGAACCAGACGTTCTTGACTCAGAATCAGGAATTGACGCTGCCAAACAGCCGATACCTGTCCACGGGGACGGGCTTGGGCCTAACCGATGGTGGGGCCACATCGTTC